TCTCGTTGTCAATTTTGTATCTTTTAAAACCACACGCACCACCTCCTCCGCCAGAACCATCAATCTCCCCAGCGCTACCACCGCCCCCTCCACCCGCACCAATAGCATAAACATCGTATATCCCTGGCGGCAACACAACTACCCCAGCAGTAGCCTCGGGACTTCCAGACTCAATAACATTTACATATTTACTAACAGAGCTTTGACGTCCAATCCAGCTAGAAAAATCCTCCCAATTTACTAGGGCTGTTCCGCCAGAGGGGTCGTTGCCTTGATTAACATCCACTTTAGAAATATACAGAACATCTTCAGCGGCACGGCACACACCAAATTTTTGATATTCAATCAACGGGTCCCACTCGTAAAAACCTTCTTGCTCAAAAAATGCTAGATTGTTGTGCTGCACATAATCCAGCCAGTTAAACGTTTGTCGTGGAGGTTTACCCTCCGGCCACCCTGCAACTATTTCATCAAGTGTTGGTTCTGTTCTGTTAGCAGGATCAGCGGCATTATTCGCCCATATCTTACTACCTATGATTTCTCTTGTGATTGCCATTATAATAACTCCGCAAAATTTCCACCCATTTCAGGTGTCGTTAGTTCACTAAAACCGCCAACGCTAGGGTCTGTATCGTCCGTAAATCCGAATACAAGCTCTCCACTCCCAACTATATATTGAGATATTTGTATTCCAGCTCCGGCGGTTATTATTCTCTGTTTTTCGGACCTTACATCGTTTGTAACGCTTTCTATCAACAGCTTATCGTCGCTTGTTATTCCATTTGGAGCATAAAAATAATAAATAACGTTGCCGGATGGAGCAGAATCTATTAATTGACATTTTGTAACACTGTCTAAAATAGTAACCGCTATTTCTGATAATTCACAGGCTGTTGCCCCTCTCAAATGGTTTTTGTATATCTTCCCAACAATGTAGCGTCTATATTCTGCATCTTCTAAATACCTGGACCCGGATTCTGGTTCTCCAAGCTCAATAAAACGGCCACCGCCAACAGGGACACCATCTATTATTTCGGCAAATGGTTCGGAGGTCAAGTCGTAAAAGAATCCAAATAACCCAAGGATTGCAGTAATACCAACACGCTCCTGTCCGACAAGTCTACCGATTATATCAAGGTTTTTGCCAGAGGCTAAGGCTAAGGTGCGTAGTTTTTGAGCGTCGATAGAAAGGCTGTATGTCTCTTGTAATTGATCAACAAAAAGCAGTATCAATTTACACATATTAGGGCTGTTTTTAAACTGCCACAACAGTCTGTCGCGCGCCTCCTGCAATAAATCTTTATCGTCCCGAAATATAATCTCAGGTACCGGAGAAGTTAAATGACCTTTATTTATTTTGCATGTGCTCATGTGACATTAACCGTTATTCTGGATGAGTCCCATTTAGAAACCTGATCAAATTGTATAGGAATGTTTGCGGTGCTTGTGGGCGCTGACGTTATGTCGATAAACAAAGAGTCCACTTGATGGCCTGGTATACTATTTAATGGAGTAAAAAGTCTGCTAAAAACAACTTCTTGACCTGGCGGGAATCCGTCTTGATTGCCAAAGTCTGCGGCTCCAACTTCATCAGCTCCGCCATTTGCATATGCTAATATTGCGTCGATTATTTGTTGTTGCCCGTCTACGGGGAAATTGTCGAAAGATGTTATATTGACTATTAAATAAACGTCTATCTCTGACGGTCTAATAAATGATACGGGATAACTAAAACCTTGAACATCTGTTACGTTAACAAGTGTGTTTCCAAATGACAAAATGCCAGCCGATTTTCTGTTGAATATAACTTCGGCAATTTCTGTTTGATCACCGCCAACCACAACAGGCGCAATTGAGTGACTAGGTATTCCACGACTATCTGTTACATCTGTTTCGTTCACATAAACACGTGCAAAATCTACGCCCTCAGTATCTGACAAATTACTGTATATTGATTCTACAACAGACTGAGAAGGTGCAAGAGTAGAGTTATCTCGTCTAATCCTTAGCTCTCTGTCTGTCTCAATATCCCTACCAACTACAGCGTCAACGTCATTTGTTGCTGTGGTCCATCCATCCAGAGGGTTTACTATTGTTGTAACTGTTCCAGCGAGAGAGGCAATGGCCCCCGTTTTAGTAGCGGTTGCAGAGATATCTACCACGCCTCCGACGAATACAGCATCAGAATCAGTAGCATAAAATACAGTACGTAGGGAATTTGTAAGCAAGCTACCCGCTGGTATTATTACCCCTGTAGTCCCTGTGCAATTTATAGTAATAGTAGATGATTTGGCTGGAAGACGTATTATTCCGTTTAACTGAACCAAACTGTCAAGATTTGCGGAACGTGCGTTGGAGGGATTAAATTGATTTGCTACGAGCTGAAACGACTCCCAATCCTGAGAGTTTGCACCAGAAAAGATACCAAGAAGTTGACCAAAGACCGACTCCCCGTTAATGTTTGCATCTGGGAATATTTCTTGTAAACCGGTTTGCAGCTCTAACAGAATGTTTTCAAGACGTTTTAGCACAAAACCGTTGTCTGTAATTCCGTATTCGCTCATAATGTCTCATTTATTGTAATACTTGAAACAGAATCGCCAATTTTAACGCTGGCAGAGATAGATAGTTTTCTGTTAGTTAAGTTAAAATCAAATTTTAGCAATTTGTCAACACCCTCTGTATCAAGTATGCGTTTTCTGATAATTGCAGATGCGTTTTGCGGCCTGTAAATTTGGCCTAAAATGCTCTGGAAATATGGTGTGCCGTCATTAGTATTTAGAAACCATTCTCCAAGATACGATAACAGCCTGATTTTTAAACTTTGCGCTACTTGCTCCGGGTCGAAAGCAAGAACCAGGTCGTTTGTAGTATCAAGATATATATCGTGGTAATTATTTAGTGCAATGTCTGTTGTCATGGTCCACGTCTCACTGGTGCAGGAATTACTGGCTTAGTTGGCCTTGCTGGTTTCCCTGGACACGCGGCAGGTGCAGGGCCAGTCCCAGGAGAACTTGTTGGTATTGCTGTAGATGCACTACCAATTGTAACACCCTCATGTACGTGTGGAGTAAAAGCAAGTCCGCTAATTGTAGCCTCATCTTCTACGACTAAATTTCCTTGTATTATTGTTTCTCCGCACAGTCTTATTATTGGAGCTTTTATTACAACCTCTGCATCAGAGTGTATTTCAAAAGTTCCATCAGCGTTTTTCTTAACAGAAGACTCACCATATTCAATAGACTCGCCAACCGTTGTTCGCTTTCCTGAACCTGATATGTCAGTTATGTCATCGGCAGAAACCACCAGGTTATAATTTGCTCCAATATCAAAGTTACAATCAACAGCAACTTTTGTATTAATATTATTTACTGCTTCGGAGTCAATGTCACCGTTTGCTTTTTGATGTGTAAATGTTCCGTTGGTAATACGCGCTTCTAACTCGTCTTCCCACAACTGAAAAGAGCTTGTACGGTCCCTATTGCGGGATTCCATACTATCTATCTGGTAATCTAATATTGCGTCTGGCAACGATATAGGACCAACAGCAGCTATCCCGTCTGTAAGATCGTGCATTCGTGCGCCTTTATCTTCTGGCGGATCCGAAATTTCTCCTGTTTCTTGCCAGTAATCCAATCCACGTTCTGAAAACATTATTAACACCATGTCGCCTGGCAAAATTGGCATGGTCATAGAAAAGCCAAGCATTCTGACGTATGGTGTAATTAGTGGAACTTTAACGAGCTTTGGCCTATCTTCGGTAAACTCAACCCCATCTATTGTTTTTTTACGTGCCCGAATAACAGGTATACATTCAATCATCTGTGTTGCAGGATCAAATGATTCTACAATTGCAGGTATACTCGTATGCGTGTCTGCAATCTGGCGATCAATAATCTGTCTGAGATAATCTCCCTGTGTCCCGCTTTTGCTTCCTGATAAATCCATTACCACACGCCTCCGATAATAAATGATTGTAAGCTCATATTCCAAGCCTCTCCGTGAGTATCCCCGTTAAAATCAAGATTGTGTATTTTGTATGGTCCATTAAGCGTAGGGTCAAGTTTACTAACAAGATTGACTGATTGTCCAGGGTTTAATCGTGCATTTAATAACGCTTGTATTTCTACACCTGCTCTAACCATAAAAGGTCCTGACAATAAAGGTTGCGCAGATTGTAGCCCAACCTCTGGAGAAATAAGGAATATTTGTGGTAAGCTTTTAAGGTCAGATATCGCCTGGAATATTCCATTTTGAACAGACCATGAAAACCCGTATTCGTTCGTAAGTGTATCGAGAAGTTGCTGAGTGGGACCGGAGAAAGCACGTCCTTTTTGCTTCAGTTCTCCATCAACTAAAATAGGGCCTATTCCTACGCCCTCCATAGTCCCGGCTAATTCCTCAACAACTGTTGAAACTGGCACAGGGCCATCATATGTTACCTGTTTAGTTGCGTAAATTATACCAAGCTGACCATCCATTGCAGTTATTGTCATTACAACGTCAGGACCTTCTTGAACAGGTATTGCGCTTGTTGTTGTTCCCTCGAATAGCGTTATTAGTTCTGTATCTTCATGGCCTATTTCTAGTTTTATGGGTAATTGTCGTTCTCTAACGATTGTGCGTGTATCTCTGCTCAAATTAACGATAGAAACTTCGCACATATTTGGAGCGCCAAGTAGCGTTTTTTGGACATTAAAAGATATATTAAAGCCTTTATAGTCACCACTGCCTTGCATTATTTTGCTTCCAACTGTGAGCTTTGCGACCCTGTTAAGCATTAACTTTTACCAATGGGAAACCTGTCCTTCCTAAATCTTCTATACCTTCTCCGCTTGATCCATCAGAAGTATAATATTCTAATTCGTGTCCAAAACTGTTACCTGTAAACTGCCTGAGAATATCAATTCCATTATTTAGAGCGACACCTTGGACTATTGCGTTTTCTAAATTGTCGTAAATATCTATATACCAGCCATCAAGCCTATTTAAATAAGTTCTAAATCTGAAAGCCACACCATCTATCTCAGAGGTAAAAGTTCTTGCACCATCACTCGTTACGGGTAGTTTTAATGTTATCATTTGGTAAACACCGTTGCGCTTTTTATTCCTGCGTCAATCTCACTTGAGGCACTTTTATTTACTGGCTGCCCCTTGCTCGTCCCTTCTGCGTCGTTTAACAGGACAGCGGGGACTAATACCGTGTTTGTTGCAAGTAATATGATTTGCTGGAAAGTTAGGCTATATGCCATGCTGTATTTG